AGTTGAGCTGCTACGTCACTTTCCATAACGACATCAGCCATAACTTGACTTACTGGCAAATCGTCAAAAGCGTCTTTATCAAAGCCCGTTAACTTTTCAGCTTGCGCGTAAATAGTCTGTGCTTTAACTTGTACCGCCCTTGCGTTCCTAGCGCCTTCAGATTCGCGTTGATAGTTATCACGTTGCTGCAATTTATGTTCAACTTTGGCGTCAATCCATTCCGCGTCGCTTGCGAACATGTCGCGCGTCGGTTCGGGTCTGCCTTGCTGTACTTGTTGCGGCTTTGTAATCGCCTCTAGCGCCTCTTTATAGGCTTGTGTTGCGCGTCGCTCTGCTTTTGATTCAGCCTTTGCAATACGTCTTTGTACGATTTCGTCTAACTCGGCTTGAGTAAACGTCTTCGTAGCCGGAACTTCTTTAGCCTCCTGCTCGGTATCCGTCCCCGTTTCAGGATTTGTCTCTACGGGTGCAGTCGTAGTTGCCTGTGGTGTCGCTGTGTCGATTACGACGGCTGCGTCTTGGCCTGTTGATTCTAAATCAGACATTTTGTTTTCCTTCTAAGGGATAGCTTGCGCTAGACTCGGATAAGCTCCGATAAGCTCAAAGTAAAAGCAGGATTGCTTCTTCTTCGTCGATGTCGAACTGCGCTTGCAGTTCTTCTTCAATTATTTTCTTGCGCTCATAGGCAGCGCGAGTATTTATTAAATCTTTGATGTAGGAATAAGCGTTCTCTGTGCTTATGCGCTGTTTTTCAATATCCTGTTGCCGTTCAATCGCTGCTTTAAATTGCTTTGATAGCTTGGCTTTTGGCTTTTCTTCTATTAGTTCAACGATGTTTTGAGCTACTTCTTTTAAGCTAACTTCATCGTCGTGCTTTTTCTTTTTCTGTACCCAGTCGTATAGATGCCATGTTAGCCAAAATGGGATTTGGTCGCCGCCGCCTGAAACGCTGCCACTAGCAACTGACGTTTGCCCCTGCGAACTACTAACAACACCTGATACCCCAGCCGACCCAGCGAATGACCCGCTAATCGCGCTTGTTTGCGCCTGGGAGCTTACCGCCGTACCACTTACCGCCGCTGGGCTTGCATTGCCCGTTAATGCACTTGTTTGTGCTTGGCTACTTGCTAAAATTCCTGTAACTGTCGCTGGACTTGCCGCCCCGCTACCCGCAACAGTTTGCGCTTGCGATGTGGCAATCGTTCCATTAACACCTACAGCGGGCGAAAATACACCACTAGCTGCTATTGTCTGAGCCTGAGATGTCGATAAACTGCCATCTACAGCAGCAGGCGCAGCGCTTCCATTAGCAGAAGTGGTTTGAGCCTGTGAACTTTCTAATGCTCCAGTGACCCCGCTACCACCGCCGCCAGTGAGCGCCAGCAGTAATGACATCTATTATTCCCAGCCGTACACAAACGTAACGACGTGCGCTACTGTTCCCGTCGTTCCCGCTGTTCCAATATGTTTAGTGACTAATTGGACAAATTCGCCCGGATTAACAAAGATAGGCGCATCGCCAAAGTCAACAAAAGAACCGCCCGGCTGTGAGACCATTGTGCTAACTGCTTGTGCTGCTGTTAATACTTGAGTAAATGCAGCCAATGGAATCCGTCGAGGCGCTTTTGCAGTTGTTGACTCTGCCGTTGCCAAAGATACGTTAGTGTGACCAAAGGCTAGTGAGTATTGCGAAATATATGGGCCACCAGCAATCACCGTTTGAACGTAACTTGTTAAACCAACACCACGAATAACCAAGCGTCTACCCGCACTATTCGCCGTACCAGCTGGAACTTGATAACTTTGGATAGTACCGTCAGTATTGACTGCTAAAGATACGGTTTCCCAGAATTGACCACCTAAACCCGTGCCAAGCGCCGCCGTTGTATTGGTAGGCACTGCTGCAGTTGGATTGGTATTATTTGGGTAGTTAGCCAAAGAACCCATCGTTCCGCCTGAAAAGCCCTGATAAGAGCCGTGGATACGATTGCCTTGGGTTGATACTGTAGAGGTCAACGCAGAGCCACCCAAGCGCACGTTGTACGCACCTACAAGCGCCTGCAATACACCACCAGCAGCGCCGCCTGTAATACGATGTTTGATAAACGCCTTGACGCCGCCAGACATATTAATACGCCCTTGAGCGGTAGGCAGCGGAATAGTGCCAAGTTTGACTGCGCCCGTGCCATCATTCACCCAGAAGTCAGCTTGTACACCACCCACATAACAGATAAATTGGTATCGTTTGTTATTGGTGTAAGCCCAAGTACCTGTACCGCCTGAAAGCGGGAAAGTTGAAACGGTCTCAGAGCTATTATTTGCTGCAATACCCAATAAACCCGCAGAGCTTAAGCGGAAAAACACGCCGTCTGTCGGCGCTGTGGTAGATGTATTTGGTAGACCTAGACCAAACTCGATAAATGAATTGGTAGTAGGCTGTGCGCTGAAAGCAATTTCACAGTCGAATGAAAGTGTTTGCGTGCCCGTATTCGGGAACATGGCATAAGTTTCAAACTGTGTGCCCGTGGTTGTCGTGGTGATTGACCCTGAGTTTGTGGTCATTTGCCCCGCTGTCCATGTATTCGCCATTGTTGTGACTGAATACGAATGCTTACCCGTATTTTGCGCTGTGTAGTTAAACACTTCCTCGTCAAGTATCAAATCTTGACTCATTCGCACACGGTAATCGATGTCAATCTCAGGTGATGCCAGCTTTGGTACACCCGTTACTGAACCAGCATCATTTTCACCAAAAACGCGGATTGTGCCTACGTTGTTCGGGTTTGTGCTTGCGTCTGTCTCAGGGACAACTTTGAGTTGGTTGCTTGCGTTAACTTCAGCACCTGTACCAGATGAAGACCCTACTAGTTTTGTATCTAATGCCATGATATTTTCCTTTTAATCCGCCCACACCCAACGAACTTGAAATTGTCCCTGTAGCTTGTCTAAGCATCGGGCGTGAATTGTGAAACCTGTACCCGCCGTAGGAGTTCCGCACGTCAACCCAGCCAGTGCCGCAAAGTACCTATGGTCGTTGGCGGTATGCGTCCCCGCTGTATCGTCACCCATAACGTACGCCTCTGCCTTTGATGTAGCTGTGATAGAACCCTGACCAGTTACCGCGACACTTGCTTCAGAAGTGCCAGGAAACGCGCCAAAGTCAATCGTTGCTGTACCTTGACCTGTTGCCATTACAGTCCCGCGCTAGCGTTCAATACATCATGCGTGAAACTAGACACTGCGACAGTTCCACCGATAATGATTTGACCGCCTGTTAAGCCTGATAAGTTTAAGTTACAACCTGAAGCGCCCACTGTACCATCCATGACTACAGTAGTTCCGTTCGATTGAACTGCCCTAAACCATGTTGGTGTACCCGTAGCGTTTGCGCTTGAATCGGACGTAATCGCATTGAATGTGATTAACCCATTTGACGTTGCAGGCGCGGCTGTTGCTGAAAATGTGAGTTCCGCCAATAATACTTGCGTAGATACCGCAGTATCTGCTGTTGCAGGCTGTGTGCCATCGTAGATACGCAAGAATCCACTATTTAACCGAGCGGATAAGTTATCGCCTTGACCGTTTACCGTAGCGTTTGCCAATTGTGTGTTAAGTGCCATTATTTACTCCTGCTATTTGCTCGATAGTGTGGTCTGCGCGGCCTTCTTTATCGCGCACCAACTGTCTAATTCTTGGCGCTGTTACCGCCTGTAATACTTGCTGATTCGACGCTAATACCGCTTGAATCATTGATTGCATTTGGCTAGGCTTTTGTTCTTCTTCCATTGATTCGTCATCGGCGCGTGTTTCGATTAGCTTTATTTTTATCTCTTTTTCGGCGTTTATGTCAGCTATTCGAATGTCAGCTTGCGCTTTTAACAAAGCATCTGGACTTGGCTCTGTTGAGACTTCCATTTGTTCAGGTGTCGCCTCTGCCTGCAATCGTTTTGTTTCCGCGTCGAACTGTTTAATGTTTACTTCGCGCTCTCTAATATCAAGCTCGCGCATTTTTACAGCTTCTTCGCTTTCCAACTTGTCTACGTGTTCAGCAGCAGCTTCCAACGCTTTGCCTGTTGCTTGAAGTTGCTGTTCAATCTGGTCAATATGCTGTTTAACTTGTGGTGGAATCTCAGCCTGTCCTTTTTCCTCGTCTTTGAGGTTGGGCGGTAGAGCTTTCTCTAGCCGTTTTGCCAAGTCTTCGGCTAATGGGAAATCGTAGCTTCGCATGATAATATCGCCAGCGACTTGCATCAGTTGCGGGTTACCCTTGGCTAACTGTGTGAGTGCTTCAGCTGATTCTTGGCGCTGTGTTTGGTAGCTTGGCCCTGTATCGATAGCAATGTCGTACTTTCCAACTAATGGGTTGAATATCGCTTCAACGTCTGGGTGCTCGGTTTCTTGGTGCGCTTGCTGCATCTCAGGGTCTAATACAGCACTCTTATTCTTACCGTCCAAGCCCAAAATCATGACAATTTGCTTGGTGTCGTAGATTTTCTTGATTAGGTCAATAATCACCGTAGCTTCATACTTCAAGGCACGGGCTAAGTTGTCAGGGAAATGGAATGTTGCAATTTCGCCTTGCGCTTTGAGCCGTTGAATGCCTACGCCTGAGCTTGCTTCACTTCTGACGCCAAAGTTAGCAGCAGACTGACCGCTACTAGCCCGCATCTGTTCAGTGCTCATTTGCAGCATTTGAACCTGTGCCGTAGCGATTGATGCAGGGGCTACACGTTCGGGCTTGGGGATAGGTTCGCCATTCTCAGTCAATGAGTTGTAAGGCAGATAAGCTGCTGCATCGACGTTAGCAGCGCCCCATTCGTTCTCAAAGCCCTCAATCGCTTCTTTAGCCGCGAGATATGGCGCTTTGTTTTGCAGGGCATTTGATTCTACGGCACTTGAGTAGCTGTAGTTCACCATGCGGGCGCTGTCTTTGAGGTCGCGGACAACACCTTTGCGGATAACTTCGCCGTTGATGTTTATCTCTTTACCAACTACCGTAACGATAGGCAAATAAGAGCCAACCCATTCCTTTTTGTCAATAGGTTTATCCTGACCGCCTAGTAATTTGCACCAGTACCACTTTTTTGTCGTGATGTCACGTTTGTTGTTGACAACATGCATATTGCCATCAGGCGATACGATAAAGCCGTTTTTTTCGCTAGTGCCTTCAGGGAGTTTTGACTTGGTGATTGTTGAACCATCCTCTAAAGCATAGAGGGTATCGGCTACATCTTCGCACCAAAAATACTCAGCACGGCGGATTTTGTCTTTTCCAACCCATCCAGTCGCGTCAGAGCCACCCCATGATGAAGCATCGATATTAGGATGGTCTAGTTTCGCCTGTTCGTGGCTAATGTCTTCAAAAATAAAGCCCCATTTAGCATCGCTTCTATCGGGTTCTACGGCGTTATGGTCAATGTAGACTAATTGCGGGTTGACTAACGGCTTAATCACCACAGTTTGGTTAAATGAATCGTCAGATTCGTACTCAGTCAATATGCGCCAGAATCCTTCGCCACCGTAAACCGCATGTTCAGCCGCTATATCGTGGGCGGTGTCAGCGTTGCTGTAGCTTTGGATTGTCCTTAGCATTCCCGCTAATATCTCAGCGGTTTTTACATCAGCATTACCGTCTCTAGGCAGTATCTTTGCACTCGGTCTGTTTTGACGGATATTGTTGATAATCTGGTTACAGTGCTGTGCAGTGATGTTTATCGTTAAACATGGTTTATTGACGCGCGAAGCAATAGCGAGTTCAGGCCATTGCCAATTGTTATCGCTGTCACCCATCACGAACTTGGTATCTTCAATCGCCTGTTGGCGTAAGGGCGAATAAAACGCCTTAGCCTTTTCAAAGCGCTTTAAAGCTACTTCTACGATATTGTCAGCCATTTACAGCCTTACTTGCTTTTGCTATTGGTGTCATTTTTACCTTGTAGATTTGCGGCATACGCGCCATTAATATTGGGGTTTTCTGTATCACAGCAAAGCCGAATCTCTCATACCATTTGACTAATTCAGGCTTACACATCAAAGCAAGCACTGTTTTGCTTTCGTCGGCTGCATCAGTAATCTGTTTGATTAACTCGGTTGCATAACCTTGCTTACGCTGTGCAGGCTCAGTGAATACGTTGCTTACCTCTAATACGCCCTCAGGCAGTGTTTTGCTTGGCTTTACCGTAGCTTTTGAGTATTCGTTGCTAATTACCCCATCCATGCGTTAGTACCTCTGAATTGTGTGGGTTTATAGGCTTTGTCGTTCTTTTTCTTAGGCGCTTTGATGTACTCTAAACCACGCCCAAACAAACTAAGAACGTCAACGCCATCATCATGCTTAGCAGCGGGGAATCGTAGAACTTGATTCATCAGTTCACCTCTCCACACTGCATTTTTAGGAATAAACACCTTACCCATGCTTGCAAGGGCTTGGAATGGCCTAGCCCTTGTAGGCTTATCGTTTATCGATGCCAACCATTCAATACGACAATATGCCTGTCTAGCTTGCATACGCTGATTTAAAAAAGGCTCTACTGCGCGTCTAATTGGCCCCGTCTCTCCAAACCAACAATGCGGGCTGTGTTTCACAATCAAATCACATTGCGATTCAATCCACACATCCGCGCTAGCTTGCTTTTTGTACCAATCAACTAAATAGATGTTGTTATTGCCATCTACACCAATAATTCCGTGTTCGGTATAGTCGCCTCCACCATCAGTTACTGCATAATCACTTGCACCATACATCCGCAAGTTAGGCGGTAATTCGTCATACTCCTGAAACCATGCGGATTTGAAGTAGTCGCCATCATCAGGGATAGGGTTTTGCTGATACAAGCTATTCCAGTCACGGGCGGGCAATACGCCTCTAATCTGCTCTAATCTTTCTAGCGGATACCATTCAGGCCATAAAGGTTGCCCCTCTGTATCAATGGCTGGCAGGCTTAAAACCTCCCATTTATCGCCACCATTGTCTTGCTCGTGTAGTAATCTACCCGTCAAGTCGTCATCATGCCATCGTGTGTTAATCACAACAATTGCACCGCCTGGCATCAATCGAGTGTATGCGGTAGATGTATACCAATCCCAAACACGTTGTCGCCTTAGCTCACTGTCAGCTTCTTCGCGGTCTTTGAACGGGTCATCAATCAACAATATGTCAGCTCCACGCCCTGTAATCGCAGTACCTACACCAGCCGCAACATACATACCACCCGTATCTGTATGCCAGCGATTAGCCGCTTTGCTATCCTGAGCCAAACTCACGTTAAACAATGCGCCAAATTCAGGACTGTCTACGATGTTCCTAACCTCTCGCCCAAAATCATTAGCTAAGTCGCTGTTATAGCTGGCTGCAATAATTTGCTTATCGGTGTTCCTGCCTATGTAAAAACTAGGGAAGCGCCTAGAGGCTAACTCAGACTTGCCGTGTCTAGGCGGCATACAGATAATCAATCGCTTTATATCGCCACGCTCTACCGCTTCTAGTTTTTCAGCTATCAATACATGATGAGGGGCTGCACTGTAGGTAGGGTTTGTGTACTTAGTGAAGTCTAGCAGTCGTTCACGCCCTTTGCGACGTGCCAACAGTTCAACGGCTGCGGCCTGTGGCGATAGCTGCAAGCTCATCGTCCCTCACTTCGCTTAGATTGTTTACTTTAGCCTCTACCTTATCAATCAATAACCCCGCTAACTTAGCCTTACCCATCGTTGCAGCAACAGCGGCTGCACTTTGAGGGTTTGTCGCGCCCATTGCGGCAGTTCTAGCCTCTTCAAGCTCCAACATTAGGCTATCTACTGTCACTTCATGGCGTTTTATTAAGGACTGTTGTAATTCTGCAACCCTTGCCGTAATCTTGACGTTATCCATAAGCTCTTTAGCTTTGCGATTAATACTTTCAGGCTTCATATCCTGAGCATCGTATGAGCGCCTATACGCTTCACTAGCGTTTCCAGTCTCTATATATGAGCGACAAAACCCCTCTTGTTTAATTGTTAGCGACATAACCCACCTTTCGGCGACACTGGTAACGCCAGTTCGTTGTAAAAAAAAGCAACTGCGAAGCTGCAAAAAGAAAAGCCACCATATAGGCAGCTTTGGGCGTGTTTATGCCCTTGGGGATATATATTACCACAAATTTGTGGCTGTCAACGCTTTTTTACAACACTCCTGCAATTTTTAGCTTTTTTGTCAAAATATCTACTGCTTGGATTTTTATCGCTGTTAGCTCTTGGTGGTTTTTTGGTAGTCGTGGGCTTAGATAAACGTCTTTGCCTGTGGATAAGTTCTTTGCGTACAAGGCAATCATGGTTTTATATGGCTCTGGCATTCCGCCTTGACCGCGATTATCGCCTTGTACTGCAAAGTCTATCGCCTCCATTGCGGCTTGGTTTATTAAATCATCATCTATTTCGCCAGTGCTATCCCAGTGCTTAGGTGTTTGAGATTGTGCAAACATGGCGCATTTACCAGCAATTGGGCTAAGTGTTGTTTTACTTGCCCAAGTATGCCAGTCGGCTAATAGTTGCTGAATATCGGTCATTGTTTTGTGCTTGTCACTGCTGGCGATGGCTGTTTAGGTATCCAAGTAGGATATTGGCATGGGTTATAGCTCTGGCTGTCGCAGTATTCCATTCCATCAGGTACTACGCATCCAGCGTCTTTTGGGTTACATGCTCCAGTTTTTGGCGGCGTAGGTGCTGGGCGGTTGTCACATGGCACGTAAGTTGTCGGACTGCAAATCTCAGGCGATTGCACTGTTGGCGTGGTTTCTACTGTTTGCGCTTCAACTTGTACCGCCTCGGCTTTGTCAGCCATTACCAAGGCTTCGCCGCCTCCACATGCCGTTAAAAGTGCTGCAATGATGATTGTGATTAGTGTTTTCATAGTTTTCTCCTAATGTTGCCTTGCACTATTGCTTGGCATGGCTTTATTGTCTAACAGTTTTTATTTGTTGTGTATTAGGGTAAACCCTAGGTTTTGCAACTAAAAACCCTAATAGGGTTATCCCTAAGCCCCCCAAGGTAATGCTGTTCGCCATTGTGTTGTTGGCATAATTATCTCGATTGCTTGCTTTTCCCTTGCTGTTTTTTTGTAAATCTCACCTTTTAAAGCATAGCGGGCGCGGCTTTTCTCGGCTAGCATCTCCCTGTTTGCCTCTCGGTATTTACGGTTCTTTTCACGCACTTTTTCGATGTTTCGTTCTTTGTATCTATTTGACCTGGCATTTATCAATTCTTTACCATCAGGACGTGGCGCGTCTTTACCTTTGCCAGCGGCAAAAGTCGGGAAAAGCGTCGTATTAGTTGATTCATAGCCTGTAATATGTATCAATTTATGCGATTTTAAGAGCTTAAGCGCTCGCCAAATCGAATCTTTGTGCATCCCCATGCGCTCTTTAAGCCCCTTTTGACTGACTGGCATCATTTTATAAATAATGGTTGCTGTAGGGCTTCTGCGTATCCTTGGTGGCACTCTGTCAACGACATTCATGTGCCATTTTTTTAACTCTCGATAGCAATCATTCGTGATAAATGGCTTTGCATTCATAAACTGCCCCATTGTTATGTTTAGAACGTCGCAAATTTGTTTAGTTTCAATTCCGCTATTTTTTTTAATCACTTCAATGATTTTTAGCGCGTTATCCTGTGACTTCATTTATTACCTCTATCGCCGCATCTATTGTTGTTATCGTTACCGCCGCGCCTTTCCACTTTCCAAGCCATTCAACTTGGTCAGGTGTTAATTTTCTGCCACTAGGCGGCTTGCCGCCATCCTTGACTTCCATCAAGTAATTTACACCTTTGTATCCAACCAGCAAATCAGGGCATCCAGCACCGATGGCGGCTAGGCTTTGCACTGTCGCACCCGCCTTTCTAAGCGCCGTCACAATTTCAACTTGGTTTGCGTCAATCTTTGCAGCTCGTCTCATATTTTGTTTAGCAGTTTTTCAGTTCGTAAATATGCCAGATTCCACATCGTATCCCTATCGCGTGCGCTTAGGTCTTTTCCTTGGTCAATCTCAAAATGGCACTTTTGGCACAATGCGGCTGTAAATTCGTCGCTTGCCTTAATGCTACGACCTTTTCCGTGTAGCGCTTGGTTGCTATGGCTGGCTTGAGTTTCGCCATCTTTAAAGCAAAGCTGGCAAGGTAATGCTGCTACAGCCCTTAAGCGCTTTTTATCACGCACATAGTTAAATTTTGGAAACAACATCAGGATATTCCAATTCGTTCACGAAGCTGCGGTCTATGCCGTTTTTGTGCATGTCCATTGCCAAACTAAGTACAGCCGTACATGCCGCGCCTTGGTCTTCTTCATTTGCATAACGCCAAATATTATCGTTAATTACCTGCAATACCATCATGGCTGTTAATTTTTCTTTGATTGAAAATTCGTTCATATTACACTCACCACAGTTGATTGATTGACATACTCCTAGCTCATTGCACTTGGTCATATCTAAGCCCCTTTGCGTAACTGTGTAAGTTTATTTTTGTTTCAATGCCTAAAAAATGAGCATTTAATCCAGCCTCCTGCCATTCAAAAATAAGATTTAAGGGTAATTTGTTATCAATGTCATAAACAATGTCGGACATATTGAAGTAATGGTCACCAAAGCACAGCATCCCCGTTAAATCGTCGTTTGTAGCCCATTCAAACTCCACGCCATGGGCTTTTTCAAATGCTTTTATGTACCCCATGATTGCAGCGTCTAGCGCGGTTCTTAGTTTCCATCGAATCATAAAGTATCCTTTCGCTGCGTACACAAATGCTTGTAATGCTTGTTTTGCAATTCAGCCATTGCTTTATGCTTTGTTAATTCTGCTTTAATAGCTTCATTTTCACTTATGATTTTTGACGCAGCTTGCGTGATTAACAATGGCATCATAATAATTTGCTCTAGCAATGGGTCAGTAAATTTCCTCATAAATTAACCCCTCTAAGTACAGCCGTGGCGTTTAAAAACTCTAAGTAATCGCTGAACTCTTTTTTACTCATTTTGCTAGTTCGCATCCCTAAAAATACTAGCCCTCCATCCAGCCCCTGAGCTACTCGGTTACCCTCTCGCCTAAAAGCAGCGGTCAGGATTGTTTTCCAGTCCTCAGGCTCTAGCTTGGTCATTACACCATTAACCGACCATGCCAATTGTTCGCTAAAGGCATGTAATATCGGCCATTGGGCTGCGTTTTGGTCTAATGAGCGCGTAGGCTCTGCAACCGTAACTTTAAAGCCGTCATGCGCTGATTTAACCGCTTCTATAGCGTTTGCACGGGCTAGGGGGGTTGATAGTATGTAAACTTTCTTAGACATGGCACTCGCTCCATCTAACCTGTAATTTTTTATCAAATACCATTAAAAACCTGTGCTTTTGAGGCCTTGGCAACCATTGCCCATTGCCTGATTTTCCACGCGATGATTTAACGCCATTAACGTACCAATCTTTTTTTGCCGCCGTTAATCCGTAATATTTAAAATTTGCAGCACGATAAACAGTTCCAGCATGAAATCTAGTATCGGCATACGACAAAATAGCACGACATTTCACGTGGCTTCTCATAAGTTTTATGGCTTTTGCAATAAACCATGATGCTAAATTATGCTCAGAGTTCTGATTCTGCGGCAATAAAACCAGCCTAGATAACTCCAAAAGTCCTTCTTGCTCATTCCTATTTAAACCAAACAAACCAACCGCCAACTCTGGCACTGGGAACCCCGTAAAAATACAGCAACCAACTATTTTTTCTCTATGAAACAATCCTATATTTACACCAGATTTAAAACCTTTCGACTCTTTAGCCAAATAGTGATACTCTCTCAAAAGCGGTTCACACATTGATTTAGTTATTGGCATGACTGAATATTCATTTTTCATTTTTCATTTTTGCTTACGGATAAACACTGGCACGACAATCGGGTAATCATAAACCGCATCATAGAACTGGCTTAGTGTCATTGGCTTAAAGCCTTGAGCTATAAAGCGGCGGCGGTGGTTAAGGTAAAGGGTTTGGTAATAGGGTAAGTTTTTCATACTTTAATTTTCGCAGTTTATTTTGCTTTTCATATAGGTGTTTACCCTACATCGTTATCCCATAAACAATAGCGTGCTCAATCTCAGCATCACTTAATCCAACTTCGCCGAGGTCTGGTCTGCGAACTTTAAGCGTTTGACCTCCGACAAAACCAAAGCGTGCAAATCTTTCAGTTGATACGGGTCTAATGTCGCAAATTCGCGTATCGAGTAGTTGGCTAAGTCCTTGTCGATTTTCGCTATTTTGATTATGTGATTGACAAATTTCTGCTGGTATGGCGTCATTCATTTTCTACTCCATAAAACTTAAATCTTACCTGTTGTTTTTTGAATTGGTATAGGGGTTTTCCCTAGTTTTTATTGTTTTTTTATTGTTTTTTATCTACTTAATTATTTTTTAGGCATAGGTTGACCCCGTTGTACCCGATACCTATTGGCGGTATCTTTAGTACAAATAAGCCATGATTAACAAAAATCACCACTTCGCACCTGAGTGTCATATTCAAACTGTCCAGCGCCTGTTAGTAGGCCATTCTTACATCGGTTTACCTGCTGGTTTTATGCAGTCGCTATGAAACGCTGCGCCGTCGGGGTCATAAACGGCATCTCTTTTCTTGTCAGCCTCCGAGACATGGAGCATTGTTTTTATCACGGCAAACAGTACCGTAGAAAGCAAAAAAGCCTTTTTCTGCTGCGTTCTGGTGTTGACCCCTAGCCGTATTAGATACGGTAAGCACCCCTATTGCTAGGTTAAACGCATGAGAAAAAGGCCTCATACTGTATGTCTATGGGGTCAATCATTCGACCCGCATATATTAACACACTTTTTCAACTATGCAAAGCTTTTATTCGTTTTGTTGCTTCGCGCACTTTTGCCATCATTTCAGCGCTGGGCGGGGTATATGTAGCCTCTCGCTGTTTTATCGCAATTAAGGCAGCTTGCGCTGTATCTACGGGCGGTTCTGGTATCTCACAGCCGTCCCAGCGTTGTTGGTTCAAGTAAGTAATTGGCATAGGAATAAAAGCACCTCTATCATTTAGCCAATCGGGTGTTGTTTTTAGCCACGCGATATGCTTTAAGATTGTGTCTAGCTGGCTATCATAGGACATCTTAGCCCACTTTGCAGCGCACATTGATTTAGCGGCTTTTCGTTGATAACCGCCGACTACGTTAGAAGGCCATGCGGTCCAAAATTGCTCAAAGTCCGTCATTTTTTTCTCCTATTATTTTTTACTAGGCTTCAAGCGATAGATTTTGTATTCACCAAGATAATGCCACTTGCTTTCAATATCATAGCCGTCATACTTTAGCGCGTGAATGTGGGCAGCTAGTCTCATACCACCGCCTTTTTTAAAACAATCAAGTGCGCTTGTCCAGTTTTTGAGTAGGGATAAGACGACTTGCTTTTGCGTTTTCATTGGTAGCTCCTTGGGTTAAAAATGATAGTTTTTGATTCAAATCTGCAATGTGGTTTTCTTGGTTTTCAATTACAGTATGCGCAGATTGCAGCCAACCCGCTACATCTGTGCCTTTGTGTTTTAAGGCTTGTGTTAGTAGGTCTTCTTTGTAGCTCATATTACTCCTTTGGTTAATTCTAAAATAACGACTGAAATACTTGTACCTGAAAATTCATTGTCAAATGGCCCATGCCAGCGCATGTTTGCATCAGGTACTTTAAAGCTATTAGGAGCGCTTGAGGGCAGTATCACGACTAAGCGCCCATCCTGCTTTAAAAGCCCAGCCATAGCCGTTGTATGAGCTTGCCAGCGCCCTTCGCTAAATGGCGGGTTTGCGATAATTCTGTCGAACTTAGGTGCTGATTTTGACCATTCAATAAAGTCAGTATTGTGGGCGGTAAAACCCTTTGATGTCAGCACTTCACAATGCAGGCGTGAAACTTCAATGCATGTTGTTTGCGCTAGTGGCATTAATCCAGCAAGCCCACCCATCCCTGCACTTGGCTCTAAGCACGTATGACCTGCACCAATATCCGCTATTTCAATTGCGCGTCTAGCAAGCGAAACAGGTGTCGGATAAAACTGATGTGACTTTTGGTCGGGTATAGAACCGCTAACGACAATTTCATCAATTACAGATTTTGCGTCATAGTCAAACTCATAATTTCCGCTTTCCAAGCGCGTACCGCCTATGCTTTCCAATATCGTCAAAGCTTCCTCAAAGGCTGCTTTGTTTTCTTCTTTGAAGCGATACGGTATGGACATCGTTAATGACCCACGGGCAAACGGGACAACACCTGATAACACTGCTAGCACAGCGAACGGCAAAGGGCGTTGCATCATGGCGAATGACTTTTCTTTTTTAGCAGGTTTTTGACGGAATTGAGCAGGGATAGCGCGAGGATACAAAAACGCAAGTATTTGATTTAAGCGCCAAGCCATATCGGGGTGAACTTCTAAATGCGCCGTGCCTTTTTTGTAGAGGCGGATCCGTAAAGCCCCACCGTCAATCGTTACCCATTCACCCCAGCGGCTTTGCAAGTTTCGGATTAGACCATCGGTGACATTGTGCCTAGGTTCATCGCGCCCCATAAACTTGGCAATCACACAGCGTAAATCGTTGATTAATCCAGCTTTAGTTTGTGCAACACCATTCCACTCATTTAAAACGCTAGCCAATATCATGCGCTTGCTAAAACCTTCAGGGCAGTTTGTAACGTGCTCGCCTGATAAATT